ACATGACAGTTAGTTCTCCAGGTTAGTCTCTTTCCTTTCTTATCAAGAGAAGAATAGTCAGGATGAGGATGGGATAGTAGGAGAACCTGAATGTCAAACTTACTACCGTGCTCTGTTTCCACAGGCTTAGGATCAGTAAGGAATTTGACTTCGCATTCCTGACCCTTTTCAAGACCACGCATCAAAGATGGTGTGCCTAAGCTATACTTACGTTCTGAGTTGTCGCTCATGTTAGCTTAACTTATGCCCTATTATTAAAAGATAACTTCTGCTAGTCCTAAACAGTTATATAATAGTAGTTGCTTTAATCTTTATGCCAGTGGGCCTATACACTCGTAAAGGAAAGAATGGTCGGACCATGTATTTCCGAGATGGGAAACTAATCTCGAAGAAGTCTTACATGGCTTCCCGAAGTCGTCGCTCTGGGAAGCGGTCATCAACCAGGAGAAAGCGTACCACTGGCAATAGATCAAGGAGAAAAACAATGGCACGATATCGAAGACCAGCAATTCCCCACCCAAGTATTACGGGGATGGGTGCAGGGTTAGCAATAGCTACCTATCTTAACAAGGGTTCAACCGGTAGGGGTTCAGGACAAGGAACAGGTGTTCTCAAAAATTTAGCAGACAGCAAGTACAGTGCTGCTTTAGATCAAGTAGCAAACAACGCAATGAATTTAGCAACCTCCGACGGAGGCAGAAAAGTATTGACAACGTCAATCGCTTTAGCTGCGGTCGGTGGAGTAGTAAGGAAGTGGTTCCCAACACTTAAACTGGGAGGAAACAAACTTTATTTCAAAGTTTAAGGAGAAACAAATATGTCAATCGTAATCAGTAGAAGCGAAACACAGTTAGCAGCAACGACCTCCTTCCAGGCTATGGACAATTTGGGTGCATCAAGCGTCTCATCCAGTTTTGTCATACCCTCGAATGTGAGTTCAGTAAAACAGATCACAATAGCAGTAGCTTGTGATAACTCAGAGGAATTTGTCCCCCTGGTTCAACTCTCAGGTAACTCCATGAGAGATGGTAGTGCGGTGTTTGCCGGACAGGGACTTAGTGGATTCACAACCTCCACAGGTGCAGCCAGTAACAGCATAACATATGATACGGATCTTGCTGTAGTTTCTGGAAATTCTATGGAAATAGGATTCGCTGTCACAGATGCAGCGACTATATCAGCCGTTGTGACGTTGCAGCTAGAATAATTTTATGGCACGTAAGTCTATTGCACCGTGGTCTGAGAGAGTATCAGAGGGATTAATAGACCAACCAATAGATAGTCAAATTTTAGCAAGTCAGACTCTAGAGCCTACAGTCAGCACAGGTTTCATAGATCAGACCGGAACCTGGAAAGGTAATGTATCAAGCGACGAAATATTCGGTATTACCCAAACTGATATTGGAATAGCTAACGGTGCACATTTCATCACACCTTCAACAAATGCAGATGGTTCCTGGCCTTTAGATATGACAGGGTATTCTGATATATTAGTAGCAGTTAAACCATCTAATGCTGGTAATTATGCTTGTATAGCGATCATGGGACCTGCGGATGTTAGTTTCGGTAACCTCACCCCCGTTGATGCCGGAGCAACTTTACTGTTTATCAGTCCGTCTAGAACAGTAGATCAGGACCTAGCTGCGGTGTTTTCAGATGGTACTATAGCAATGACAGCTAACGTATGGAATATATTTATGATAACAGGAAGGGCTAAAGATCAAAAGCTATTACAATTTAAGATTACTAATAATAGCGGTGGATCTTCCGATGTTGACACAGCATTTATGAGATTAGTATAATGAGCGACAACAATGAGTACTATAATTAATATTGATTTGCCAGAATGGATTCAGGACAAAGCCTGGATAGAACGACTCCTGGTTCGTTTAGTAATTGTTTACCTGGTTGGCACTGAACAGGGAATGATTTAGTGGTAAAAGATCCTAAAGAAATTCCTTGGGATATTATCATACCTGAACTTGTCAAAGCGTCAACCCCATTTCTTCAAGCAATTACCTGGGTAGGATTATCTAAAATAAGTCCTAAAGTTAATGCAATGAATAACCTAATCGCAATAGCAGAGATAGTACCTGCTGTTGATTTGGGATTACCTAAAGGGATTGTTCTAGGTGCACTTTATGATAAAACTACAGACGCTTTAGATATGCTTAACCAAATTGCCCAAGCAGTAGGAGACATACCAGGAGATCTAAAAGACTTTATTGACGCAGCAACTAAAAAAGCTAAAGAAGAAGTCGAAGAAGCTATACCAGGTACTGAAGAACAGAGAGACTTTATTCAGGATATTATTAATTTTTTCAGACCTGGTTCTGAATTGTGGTATCCGGAGGGGCCTCCTGGCAGTAAATGAGCGACGAACTATTCGCACTTGTCTGGCTTTTGAGCTTTGGACTTTACTTGGGGATCTATACTTACTGGATTCCGCTAAGAACACAAAAAAAAATTGAGACCTGGTTAATGTCTGAGGAGTCAGACGAAACTCTGTTAGCCTCCCTGGGAGTTATTACACATAAGATCAGAGAGCAAGCCCTGGTCGACTTTGAGGAGTTTATGTTGCCTCAAGCGAGAGATAGTTTCAAAAACTTTTGGAACGGTGCTATGGGGAATGCTGCCCAAGAACTTGGCAAGTCTGAGGAGGGTTCGCAACTCTCGATTATGCATAATATGGCTTCCGAGCTAAAGGATCAACCCTGGTATATTCAAGCCGCCGCTAGTAAATTGCTGCCAGTCATCACTAAAGCAGCAGAGAACCAGGACAACGCCACTGTTACGCCATTGAAAGGCTTGGGATTGCGAAAATAACGCCCCTGGAGCGCCCTTTAACGCCCCAAAGTCGCCTTTTATACCCATTGCTACCCCACCACATCCTTTAGTCCTCATTTTTTCTTTAATTGGATTTGGTTGTAAAGCTATAGATTTTTGATAACCTTTTGGCAATCATAACAGATTGTTAAGTTCTCATTAAACCTATCGGTACGTAAGTGATCTACATTGCGTAGACAGATATTACAGCGTCGCTTCATAGAGTCCTCTTACACCTTGGGCAATAGCAGTTGAACCTCTGTGCAACCAATAAACCACATTTACAAATCATGCTTCAACCCATATGTTACCGTCTTCTCTACATGATATAGTCCAGGTGCACTCATACCAATCTTCTACGAAGTTCTCAGCATTGTTTGTAAACAGGTCAACAATGGTGACTCTTACCACATGACAGTTAGTTCTCCAGGTTAGTCTCTTTCCTTTCTTATCAAGAGAAGAATAGTCAGGATGAGGATGGGATAGTAGGAGAACCTGAATGTCAAACTTACTACCGTGCTCTGTTTCCACAGGCTTAGGATCAGTAAGGAATTTGACTTCGCATTCCTGACCCTTTTCAAGACCACGCAT